AGTGGTGGTCGGTGCAGGAGTGGTCGTCGGCGCGGGAGTCGTGGTCGGTGCAGGAGTGGTCGTCGTTCCCGCCGTATAGACCACATACATCGAAAGGTCTTTTTGATGGGTGCCGCTAGTTGACCAAGAGTCGTCCCACGCATTGTTATACTTATTAAATACACCCGTATCATCAGCATCATAATAGGTGCCGGTCTGGTCACTGCTAAAATTACACGCGATCCAGTATGTAGTGCTCTGTACTACACTGTATCCGTCCCCACTAACATCAATATCTGCATGAAACCCTGATGTGTTCGCTGCAATCGACGTGTTAGCCTCGCCAGCAACGGGATTACCAGGGGGGTCCACCATTAGCCCCTGATATAATGTCCGTGGAAAAGTGGCGTGGTCATTATAGAAATATCCTCTTAAAGCAGTAACCGCACCGGCCTCCCCAACGCCGGTTGCGATCGGAGTTGCCCAAACCGTAGTCAGAACTGTAAATTTATTTGCGCCCTGCGCTGTATTGCCAAAGGTTGCATCTATATCCCAATACGCCGCACCCGACTCGAATGCTTCTCCAGGAATACATTTGGTCAAAGTACCCGCGTCAAAGTTCCACTCCCACATACCCCAGGTAAAATTACCCTCAGAGTCCCGACACCAAGGTCTATAGATATGACAAACCTTGCCTGTCGAATACTCATTATCGCGCTTTGATCTGTGCTTTACCGCAACGGAGTTTATCGCGTGCTCAGGCTGGGAACAGCCTGCGTCAATGTCTGCTTGGGATAAGGCAGGTTGTGGAACAAATTTGAAATCTTCGTACCCTGACATACGAAACACAAACCTAGCAAACCCATCGACATCAACCTTGGGCTTCTTATATAGCCGGAACTGGAACTTGGCTCCATCATGCTGACTAACATCACACCTTTCCTCGACATCGACATCGAGGGGAGTAAATACATAGTTTTCCCAGGCAAGTCGCGACCTATCACTAACATTCACCGCGACCGATGGGCTATCGGCCTCTCGCCACACCTGAAAGCTATCACCCCGCCAGGGTACAATCTCAATATGCGGCTCGAAATTAACCGATAGGCGATTACCCACAACCGTCTCTCGACAGGCATCGTGCCTGTCAGCGGCCCTAAATGTTGTGTTGCCTATGGTTTTAAATTCGGCCATTATGTCAGCTTCCAGAATGTCCTTACATCAATAGCGGTATCGTTCGTGTTTTGATAGATGGTGTCGCCCGTACCGTCATAAATAGCCCTGGAGCCGGTTACATCCAAAAACGTCATCTCGCGCGTCTTGGGCTGTGTAAATGTCAACCAACTAACTCCAAGCTGCAGGTCTTCAATTTGTTCTGCCAGTTCAGATAACTTCGGGTCTGCCATAAAAAGTTCAAGGGCTGCATGCTCCTCTGCCGGAATAGAATCCTCATCCAGTTCCCTGAAATAGCGCCTCCAGGCCGATTTTAGCTGGCCGTCTGCTTCCTGCATGGGAAATACTTCTAGTGGTGCCCTTGCCATTTTATGAACTCCCCACTTCTACGCCGCCATCTTCGGGAAATGAAAAAGAGTATATTTCACACATAGTGTCCTCTGTGCCTCTTAGCCGGAAAGCTCTATGGTGAGATGCCTTACCTATACGCCGAAAAACACATTCCGCATCATATTCCCCAATTTTGCCCATACTCGCGGTTCTTTCATTTGACCATGTGTTTCCCTGATCATGGGACCAATCGAGCATAACCTTCGGTGCCTCGGCACTATCAATGCCATGACCCGCAGCCAGGCCAACACCCATCTTCATGTTGACTTTAAGCCGATTAAAGAACATCAGATGGCCATCGTGATACAGATCCGGGGTTGTGCGCTCCCAACAAATAGACTCACCATCATCGGTATAAGTGTCTGCGTCCAGGGCATAGATTTTGCCGTTCGAGTGATCGCCTACCAGCCAGTGCTTTGACAGGGGATAATAACAAGCGGTGCTTGCTCTGTGCCGCGCATGACCGGGGCCATAGCCCCACTGAAACCAGCTATTAGTGCTGGCGTCATATACCCATGTAATATCTTCGGAGGGAAATGTAATTACATACCATGCTTGCTCCTGCCATAAGACAAAAAACCCTATGGCGTCCGATGTGGTGTACCCGGCAAAACGCTTACCCAACTCGTTAGTAGAAACCACCTGATAATCATAATTGGTTGTACGAACCACCCTTGCCTGCGGATCCAGAAAAAGCAGGGTTTTGTCCACTTCCGCAAGACTGTCCTTGGCTCCCATGCCTATGCGCTGAAAAGAGCCTCCAGCCCGTTCAAAAGGAAAATCGGTATCCCCGGTGTTGACATAACACTGCGTGGTCTCTTCGCCTAATGCCCAGATAATACGGTCGATGCTATGCACTCTCAGCAGATAATCAGCAGACCCCGTAACATTGGCATATTCATCGAGCCATGAGCTGACGTTTCCGCCTATAGATGCCTGTGAGGAATGTAGTTCGTAAGAATTCATCTTGTGGCCCAGGAAATAACCGTCCTGAAAGGTAATGCTGCCCAGATTGGGGGTCGTAAGAGATGTAAAAGTAGAAGTGCCGGGAGTGTAGTGGTATGTACCGCCCTCGGACCTTGTTGCAGCTACCTGTGTAGCGGATACGGCCATCCGTACCATATCATTACCGGGCACGGTGCCAAGGCTGGTGGAACTATACGCACCCGTGCCCGAGTCGTAGGTGATCTCGTGCATCTCTGTGCCCTGTACGGCATATATTTTCCCGCGCATGTGAATCATGCCGCGAGACTTGACATTAGCAAGAGGGGTTACTTTGTGGACTAGGCCGGGGGTTTTTACCAGGGCAGCACGACCGTGCTTTGTCTCTGGCCGGAAATAAAGGTTTTTCGGGTATCTACCTTCGGGGCCGGGTTTGTTCGAAATAAACTGCAGTTCCATGACACTCCTAGCTCAGGTCGGGGTAGATATATGTCGATCCCTGTTCGGTATCGTGGTCCTCCCACTCTTCTTTTGATATTTCTGCTAATGCGCATAGTTCTTTCTTCCTGCTTTCTGGTACCCCAAAGATACGGCCCAAACGGGCGGCCAGGCCATCAATCAGATAATCAACTGCCTCTATGGGATAATCAGGGTTGTTTGCGGTAGCGTCCATGTCCTGCAGGGTGCGCTCAAATGAAAAGAGCAGCACGTCTTTTACATCCTCACAGGTGGGCCAGGTGTAAAGGTCCATAAACGTATATTGCCGGTCGGGATAAACAAGATTGGTCTTGCCCTGTGTTGATTTGTCGGGGATGGACATGTACCGGGACCGCTCAACCATATAAACCGGTGTCTCTGTACCATCTTCTCCTTCCAGGCGGATGGTATCAGGCAAAATCCTGACAGGCCGTTCAATGTAGGTCGTAAAACTGTACACATGATTATCAACAGCCACGTCATCGGTGAGGTTATCGGTCAACGTCACGGTGCTGCCTGCAGGGTCTCCGTTCACGGTAGTCCACTGCAGGTCGCCGCCATCAAGCTCGATACCGATATAATCACCATCGGCAATGCCCGTGATGGAATCCACGTCTATGGTGCCATCACCGGAATCGGCCGCGGTTTCACACTCGGTTTTGTTCCAGTCTGCCGCCGTAGTTGCCTCATCCCCGCTTGTACCGCCTAATTGATATTTTTCCTGGCTCAAGACCAGGGGCAACACACCTTCCTCGATTGCCCAAAGATGCAGCCCGGAGGCCAGATCTTTCTTGATCATGAGGTTTAGTTCAATAACTGCATCTGCCTCATCATCAGAATCCAATGTATCCCCGGGGCCATAGATTCTGGCCCGTTTAAATGCCTGGGTTATGATCGTGCTGCGTGTAACCGAATAGTCGGTTGACCCTGATCGTGCCATAGGCTGTATATCCTAATAGCCAGCATCAGCAACAGTCGTGATGCTGGCCGCTAAAAAAGTATCCGCTTGTTCGGGCCTGCCCTCCACCCTTCGGGGCCGTTCTGTCCTGATGTCTGGCCGATTGGAGGGCGGTTCCCGTTCCCAGCATTTAGAGCACACCATAAACCCGTTCCATTGTTTTTTTAGCCGGTTCAGCTTGAACTTAAACCCGCAGCCGTCACAGATCGCGTTCCGTGTGCCATGTTCGTAATAGTCATAATCGCCCATACTATTTCACCCGGAAGGTTAGGATGATGTTGTAAACATCATATTGACCGCCACCGTTAGTGGTAAGCAGAATATCCCCGGTGCCATCGTCGCCATCGTCCGGGAGTCCACCCCAACGGGTAAAATCCTGCTTGCCGTTATTGTCGCCGCCCATCTTGAAAAAAACCTTTTGCGGCACTCGGTCAAACTCGAGACTAATGCCCGTAAAGCCGCGTATCTCGTACTCGATCTTTTCAATAATGAATTTATCGGACGCTGCCTCACAAAGAGGAGTAACATGGTCGGCTAAGACCAGTTTACGCACATCGGCTTCATCTTCGGCACCCGTACCCTCCCCGATGAGCTGCACACAATAGCGTCTGGGGCCGTTGTTCTTTTCAATCCAATCTCCCTGTTGGTAGCCACGGGGGTAGATATATTCGGTGCTGGTTGTAAGGGCCATACTTTAGGCTCCTTCTATTGGTTCATGGTAGGTTACAGGCTGTTCCACGAAATCGTTGCCATCATTAAACTCAAGGCATGTCTTGTCGTTGTTTTTGTAGGCCCAGGCCAGCCACATCCGCTTGATGAACGTCTTGATAATCTCGGGTTGTTCAAACGCGATAATCGGGATATCTGAATTTTCCTCCAACATCTTTTCCACATGCTTATCGCGATCCTTCTGTTCGTATTGCCTGGAATCACCATGGAGCAGTTCAAACTCGGTGCAACCCCGTTTCAGGATAATGGGAAGGCCGGGCTCCATATTCTTGTCCAGGGCTTCCTTTACAATCCCAAAAACCTCTTTGCCGTGCTCCAAGCCCTGACAATAGAAATATGCTCCGTACAGTTCGCCCACATAATCACGCAACTCGACGCCACATTTGGAGGGCAGGTTGAGGTCTTGCATAACGTTATACAGCCTGAAAAGCTCCTTCACGGTTCGGGGCCTCAAAACCACCTTGAAGCACTCGAAACATGCAGAGTGGATAGTTCCGAGTTGCTTGAAATAAACCTGGTGCCAAAGGTCACAATTTGCCCATGGTGCCGGTTTAATAAAAATCCAAGGCACATTAGGAGCCATGACTCTTTGTCTTAGTTTGATTTTGCAGTCGTTGTAATCAACATAGAGTCTTCCGTTATCGAACAACGGTTTCAATAAACTAATCAGATCGTTCTTTTCCAGCTCTTTCCAGTATGACATTATGCAACTACCTCGTTTTACCTGTTTACCTTTCGTTGGCTGCAAAGATATAGTCTACGGTCATAGTTGCCGCAGAACTATTCCCTGCTTGTACCGTCATAGCAACACCTAACTCAGTGGTTGGGAAGTCAGCGGTTGTTACAGTGGTGGTGAGAGCGTCATTTACATAGATGTCAAACTTACTCACACCATCAAACGCCCAGCCAAGGGTTATGGCCCCGGTGGTTGCGGTCGCAATCGCGGTGTCAACTCCTACTGAAACCGAAGAAGCCATAATTTGAAAATCCCAGTTGGTATCGCCGTCATCCTTACGGAAATACACACCGGAAGCTGGCGCACCTGCAACAGGCGTTTGATCATCGACATGCAAACCAATAATTACGTCTTGCTGAGTAGCTCCAGCCAGGGCTGAAATCTTGGTTTTAAGCCACGCCTTCTTGCCCGCAACCAGAGCAAAGTTTTCCTTTACCGTGGCAATCTGAGCAAGGGCATTATCTGCCGCATTGGTTGTTAGAAGTACCGTACCGTTGCCGCCATCTGCCATGGCAACGGATCCAGAGGTAGCCACCACATCCCAATCCAAACCGTCCGTGGCGTCGATCACATCAAAATCATCAAAAAATACATGGTACTTGGTGGGGTCCAAGCCACCGAACTGGCCAAGAGTCGTTCCCGCACTCACATTTGAAACACCGTTCGTCCATCTTTTTACAGCCATTTCAAGGCGTCCTTTCGAGGACGTTCCCCCTTAACGAGGGAACGCCTTGAGTTATAGATTGTTAGCGATTCCAAACACCAAAACTCCCTACACATCTTGGGTCTTTCTTCGTACTGTAGACACCGGTTGTTTTCGTCTACAAGATGCGTCTGCCTATTTTATCGCCTGCTCTCGTGCCTTGTCCCTTTCCTCTATGCGCTCGAAACACCAAAATTCACGGCACATTGCGGGTCGCTTTTCATAGTTTGTACACCATGCTTCGCCTTCCTTGGTGAGGTACTTACATGGGCACAAAATTCCTTTCTCGTCCACAAAGTAACAACATGCCCCACATCTATTACAGATAGGCTTGGGTTCATCATCCAAGACCTTTCTACCGCTTTTAAAGCCCGTGAATTTCTTGAGTTTCATTAAGTACCCGGATCAACCAGGGTTCCGCCGGTTGCGTTGTCTCCAACATAATTCCAGACAACACCCTTATTCATCTTGTCAATGGTTACTGCCGTCGCACTACAATAGGCAAAATAGTTAGTACGGATACTGCCGATAACTTCCAGCTCGTCCAGACCACCAAACTTGATGCCCACTGAATCGGCGCCTCCGTCCATCGCGCCGATGAAATCGTTATTACGAATCAACATTGCATAGTTCTTGTCACCTGCACCAGGATCACCGATATTGATTCCTACTGCGTCGCCATCATCCGATTGCAGGCAAAACACATTATCCTCGATCAGGGCATCAGGGATGCCGCCGACACCGGTAACGATGTATTCAGCTTCGGTTGTAGTAGCGTCACCACCAAGGAACCGGCAATTCTTTACAACCAGTCCGGTGGTGGCATTTGTGCCATCATCGATGGCCAAAGCACGCATAATAGCGGTAGCATGATCACAGGAGTTCAGGTCAAACCAGCAATCCTGAAAAACCAATCCGTTTACTGCCGTGGTCTGAGCAATGTCAAAAAGGTCTACTGCCGTGGTAGCACCCGCAACCAGCAGAAATTTGATGCCATGAAAAGACACACCATCCACATCGACAGTCACCATGGCTGCAAGGTCGTCCGCATCTGCGGTAATGACAGTACTCGGCATTCCACCACAAGGGGGAATGGCCGCAATAAAGCTCATATCCGCAAGGGGGACCATCGCACCGTCTGTACCGGTATCAATATAGTGAGTGCCGGGAGAGAGGATTACATTATCCCCCGCTGAACCTACATCGAGCACCTGCTGGATGGTCTTAAAAGGTTTGTTGGTTGACTTGCCCTTGTTGCCGTCACTTCCGTTTGTGTAGTCAACGAAATAGGTAGTGCCGAAGGGGTTTCCCCCTCCGCTCACCGGCATTCCCATACTGGATATGCCGTTTGGAAAATTAGTAAGTCCCATTATTTAATCCACTCCTTAAATAGAAGCAGAGGGGCGGCACATGCCACCCCTCCAGATTAGTTGTTAAGCTCCGGGAGACCCATACACGCCACGCCAGTCACCCCATCCGCACACATACCGCTCATAGCCCTTGAACTTCAGGTTATCGGTATTGAAGTCGTTATCAGGGCCGAACTCTACGGGAATTCTCTGTAAGAACTTCATAGCCTCGGGGCAATCAGTTCTTATAAAGAAAGCGTCCGTGTCCGAAAAATAATGATTGACCTTCACGCCCTTGGGGAAGTATCCCTTAAGAACGTTCTTGGCATTGTTGGCGTCGTCGTACTGCAGGGTAGACTCATAGAGCCTGCGGGCCTCAAAGTAGTCGTTCGGATGAACATGCAAACTCTGAGGTCTAAGGGCAATCTTCAAGCCCTTGCTGTTAACCGCTTTCATGGCCAGAATGCAAAGGTCTTCCACTGCTGCCGGTGAAAGGTCCGCGCCTGCGCTCATCTCGTTAGCCTGACTCCCCGCTATACAGTCATGGTCCTCGGCACAAAGTTCCTTGTCATCACCGCCTGTATAGGTGGAGTTAAACGCACGGTCATAAACAAGCGCCGCGACATTTTCCTTGGTTTGCCGGAAAGAGTATGCGAGGGCTTTACTCCTGCGCTTCCCGACAATGGCATACTTGTTATCGTCTCGTTCCTCACGAGTAACCATGAATCCAAGACCGTATGCCACATGGGTCAGGCGGTGAGTGACGCCCTGTGCTTCTGCATCAAACCGAGTTGCATCGCCCTGGTCCTTTACGGGCACCAAGCCAAACCCGGTAAGCTCCACAAAATCTTCCCAGCCGTCCGAGGAGCTGTCCACATCGAACAGGTCCGTGTACTCTGGTGAGTGCTCATTGTACTGCCTGCCAAACCAATATTTCGTCCCCAGCTTCATCGCCTTGGGGATACTGCCAGTCGTAATTGCTGCCATGATATTTACCCCCTAAGGTTAAGTAGCTGTTACGCCGAGAATACCGGCTGCGTAGCCTGCAAACCTGTGCATAGAAATCATCACGTCCCATATAGCCCGCTTGGCAAGAGTATTGCCGGGAATTTTGGAAAGATTCATGATCAAAAGCATGTTTGAGGCATCTGCGCTGGGTGCGGTTGCGTTGGTGTCCAACTCCATCCCGGAAAGGCCATGAACAGTAGAGCCGGTATGGGTTTCGATCAAAATTCCGTTCTGTCCGGGGACCAGCTTGGTTAACAATGTAGTGCCGTCATCACGGACTTGATAAATCACCTGGGGATCTACACACACATGAGCAAGCCGCGTAGTAGAAGCGGGTTTGTACTGATATGTAAGATTGTCAGGGTCAGGATCAAAGCCGGTGATGGCTCCCATGGAATAGTTGCCGTCCGCGAGCGTAGATTTTACGATACTCATGTGCTCTGCGGTGGTGTCTTGATAATCCGTCTCGGTTTGTAGGTCTACCGGGTCGCCTATGTATAGCGCCGTTGCGTAAGAAGCATGGCAATAACATTTCATGGTTGCCCCGTTCCAGGGCATACCGTTCAGGTGTCCGGAGGGACGCAAGCCGAAACGTGCGTCAATATTAGCCATTGTGTTTTATTTACTCCGTTTTTTTGGTTTAATTAGTGCTGAGTTCATCTTCAACCCCTCCTCGATCTCGCCCTTTACAGGCTTCGATCCGTCAGGGAGCCTGGTTTCATGTAGGGACTCTTCTATCTTGTTGATTTCTGCCTGCTTGATTTCCTGGTCTTCCTCATATTCTTCCTGGTTTTTCTCCATCAGATATAGCTTGATGGGTGAGCCATCATCGTTAGCGGCCCTGTCGGTGCGAACTATGCGTGTGGTCATGCTGTCGCGCTGGTTGTCGGCCTCTTCGCCGACATGGGCAGTAGGATTTTGGCAAAACCGCCAACCTGCTTCAGGGGCATCGTCCAGCCTTCCCGGTAAGTTTCGAAACCAACGGAAAACCTTGCCCGCTCTTTTCACACCACGCGGTATAGCCAGCTTGAACCTCTGTCCGCCCAATATCAGCCGTTTATGTCTGCCTGTTGCTTTTCTGTCGGCAATTCTTTCTGGTCTATTTTGCTCACTCATTTCCTTAAATCTCCTGTTATGGGCCAGTAAAAACGGCCATCTCGTTGTCGTCTTCACCAAAAAATTCGTCTATCCATTGCTGTGAAGACATCCCGGCTCTGACCATGCGGTCATGTTCTGCCCTGATATCGTGGGGCACATCAGCCAGGGTCTTTTTTCCGCTCGGGCCGGTTACGTTCGTATTGTCACCACCTTCGACGCTCGAGGGCTCTGTGCGCCGGGGATTGCTAAACGCCGTTGGGTCGTATCGCGCCACATCGGCCTTAACGGCATCCCAGAGTTTCGGGCCGGGTGCGAGGCCAGTTTGTTGGGCTATGCGTTCAATGTTGGCGTCTGCGTATGCCTTGAGTAGCGGCTTGTCGTCATACCACCTATTGTTATCTCTCCATGCCTGAAATTCCGGGTGTTCATTCTCGGCAGTCTTTGGCTTGTCCCCGCCGTCCTTGGCCTCAGGCTCTATTGCCGGTTCTTCGGTGCCCTCCTTGTAGTCCTTCTCAATCTCTTCTCGCTGGTCTTCAAGTTTGAGATATGCGTCCCGGTCGCCCTCTTCCACAGCCTGAAGCTGTTGAGCCTTGAGGTCCGTAAGGGCTTTCTTATATGCCCGCTCTGCTACCCGTTTCCGGTCTTTGGTATGATGATCATTCCAGGCATTCAGCTTGCCCTCTAGTTCATTGACCTTTTTAAAGAGTTTTTCCCGGTCTGCCTTCATGATAGGCAGCAGGGTGTTGCCCTTTTCTAGGTACTCTTCTGCGGAAAGCCACTTATCCGGGTGTCCCTTCCACTCTTCTTTTGGTCTCCAACCAATAGCGCGGGCCATGTCCTCGGTGGTGGGTTCATGAGAATGTTCTACTGGAGGCTCTGCCGGGTCTTTAGTTTCCGGGGCAGCCTCTTGTATAGGCTCGGGCTCTTTTGGCTCTATGGGCAATTTCTGTGACTCTGGGGGCTTGGACTCCTCAAGGTCTCCTGCAGCATCAAAGACAGGCTCCTTTTCGTCGGCAAAAACCTCGGGGCCGTCTCCGAAATCTATTTGGTTAACAATGTCGTTTGGGTCTCCCATCTCTCTATACCTCGCTATACCTTGTTTTCATCCAGCTTATGGTCACCGCACCAATCGGTCCCAAAAACTGCAGGGAAGCCATTTATGGTAGGCGCACGTCTTCGGCACCGCCCAAAGGGCGCGGCACCCACATCCGACCGTGGGGCCGATGAGTCTGCTCGCACCTTTTCGACAAAAAACATACAGGTTCGACATCTCATACCAACGCTTCGATGTTTCCAATTATCGTTGTTCGGTACTTGTGTAATTTCTCCCATCTCTCTATACCTCCACGTCTGGCTCACTTCTGATGTTCGTATAAGCACCATCGCCCGCATAGTCGGGCTGATCGCTATCGTGATACGGTTTTTCGCCCCGCTCCTGATCCACGATGGCGATAATCTCTTTGTCTGTGACAATCTGAAACGCTTCGTCCGTAGGCCCCTTGTCGTAGAACTCTCCCACATAGCGACCTATAAGGACCCGGTCTCCGACTTTGGGGGTGGGTTCGTTCCAGTCAGGGTCTTGAAAACAGGAGCCGCCGACCGCCACGATAGTTGCCGTAGTCCTGGCCCTAAGCTCCTTGTCCCTGATACGCTCCGGGATGAGGATGCCGCCGTCTGATTTGCGCTCAACGGTGTCAAGTTTAAGCACCACCTTGTATTCCACGGGCCTAAGTCCTGATGTGTTCTTAGCCCTGTCAATCTTCGTAAGGGCTCTTTTCTCGCGCTCCTTGGCTGCGTTCTCCGCCCTTCTTCTTTCTAGCTCCGTTGCTATTGCCATTAGCTATTTGCTCCTTCTTTGCCTCTTCTTTGGCTGTTAGTTCCTCTCTTAGTTTTGTGAACCAGTTCAAACCGTCTATAACACCCAGTCTCATCAAGGTTGCCTGAAGGGTCAGTGTGCCGATCTCGAAGTCCACGGTGCCCGCGTCCAGCAAGTCCCGAATCTTTTCGTTCCGTTCGTCCTGTATCCATTCAAGCACCTGTGCCGTTACCGGCTCCTCTGCCCAACTACGCAGTTCCGCTAGTGTTAGGTCCACTAGGTTTTCCTCCTGCCTGTTTAGCTGCCTTGGCCTGTATCTCTGCCTTACGTTCTTCGATGTAGCCCTTTACCCAGGACTGAATGACTGGTACTTGCAGCCCTGGTTGCACCGCTTCTGCCTCTTCCAGAATTTTGACCGTCTCTGCCTCTAGTTTTTCTACCTTGGCCAACACTTCATCCTCTTGTGTGAGCCACTTCATGATTTCCAACTCAAACTTGTCTCTTTCTAGTTGCACCTTCATTAGTTCCGGGTCGGGAACCTGCTGGCGCTTCTCTTCCGGGATGATGATCTTGTCCGGGTCCGGTACCTGAAGCATTTGAATCCCACGCCTGGTAATTTCGTCCTCGTCCACGTTCGGACGACCGGATATGGTTTCAAAAAGGGCTTGGGTCTTCGCCACACGCACCACATCGCTGGCCATGTTGGGGTCTGCTACGGGCAGGATATCGAGATCACCGGTACGGTAATCCTCACGGTATGCAGCAGCCTGGGAATCGAGGAGGGTCCTGTAAACCTCTTCCTGCTCCATGTATATGCCGTTGAGTTTGTATAACTTCTGGAACTCTGCACCGAGAGCGCGATACACGCGCTTGGTAATAGCTGAAAATGTTTTTAAGCCCTGCTCAATGAGGGCCAGAACGGTAGCAGCCGGTACATTTGCGCCCGGAGGTGTGCCGGTGATAACATCCTTGATGCTTGACACCTCTTTCCCGGCCTCTACCAAGAAGCCCAGGAGCTGGAAAAGTACAAGGCTTGGTTCCTTGGTGGGTGCAAACATGATACGGTCCTGGAGTCTGCCACCAGCACCCATCTTGACCTTGCGAAATTCACCCAATTTAAGCGGTTTTGCACCCCCGGTTTCTCTTATGGATCTGTCAATAAAGCCGCCTTGCAGGTTTGCAAGGGAGCCGGAGTCAAGCAGTTGATTGGTAACGGTGTTTATAGCTGCATTGAGGGCATATAGGAGTGTTCCAAAGCCGATATCATAAATTGAACCGTCCGGGGACGGAATAAAGCCATATTTAGTAAAAAACTGTGTGGGCTCTATGCGTTTTACTTCCTTGCCGGATTCGGTAAGAATGACATCTTCGGCCTCGAAGCGGGCCTTGATACGCACCACCTGGCAAGAGGCACGGTGAACAGTGACCACATAGGGCTCCTGATAACCGTCGCCGTCCAAATCAAGAAAACGGTGCTGTTCGAGCATGTCCTGTGCAGCGTCTTCCTCTGCTGGCTGATCCTGGTCCACCTCGGGCGGTAGCTTGATGTCCAGCCAGATGCCTTCTTTCACCCTCTCCCATATATCGTTCACATAAACCGGATAAACATGGGTAATTCGCCTGACGGTGTCCATGTCCTTAGCCTTATATGTCCTTAGCCTTATAGTGGATAACCACGTCCAAGGGCAGGAGCATGTCAGAACGGTTCAGGCGATTTATGGGATCCCAATAGGTTTTTTTGAAGACGGTCCCAGCATTGGGAAGCACATGCAGGAGTTTATCCATGCTCTCTTCCCATCCCTTCATTTGGGAGAGGCACTGCCAACTCATGTGTTGGGATACCCGCTGTGCCCGCTGTTCTTTCTGTCCGTCCGGGTCTTCGCCCTTTATTTGGGCCTTCACCACCTCGAAGCCCTGTATAATTTCGGGATACACACGGGCTGCGAATTGAATAATAGCGCTGGTTATTAGTGGATATTTAACAGATGCGGCCCCGGGCCAGGGTGTAGTCTTCTCCTCGTGTAGCTGCCGGGCGAGGATGGTAGCTTTCTCGATCGTCGTTTCCCAATCGGCGCGGGAGTTTTTGTCAATATCATATTCCCGGACTACCTTCTGGCCGATGTTTCGCAGCTCTTCGTCGGTCAGGAATTGGGCCACATTGGGATGAGGTTTGCCTGTGCCGTCATCCAGGCACTTTTGTAGCCATTCGATAGGGTTTCGCTTTTTAGCGGCGTCCTGGTCGGCTTGTTGGGTCTGTATTTCGGTCAATTGCTAGTCCTCTTTAACTGCGCGTTAGCCTGTCGTCTGATTCTCTTGGCTTTGGTTGCTCTCATGTGTCTTGCTCCCTCTACCGGGCAACAAAAAAAGGGGCCGTGCGAAGGTGCGGCCCCGCACGGCCCCTTGATTTGTATTTTTTTATATTCCCCTCAGGGAACCCGGATTGCTATGCTCCTATATCTGGATCTTGTGTTCGGGTTCGCGCTCATCATGAATCCCAAAGTCGTGCCACTTTTGTTGCGAGTCCTCCTCCTCCATCTGCTCCACGGCTTGCTTGATGGTTGCGACTACCCAATTAGGGTAATGGGGATAAAAACGACAACATGGCTTTCTTACCTTTTCATCCATAGCCAACCCCTTCTCCTTTCTCTTTTCTTATACAGCTTCGCTCGCCTCTTATACTCCTTGGCTGTTAGCTGTTCTCGGCACATATTTTGGAGTGGCCCCCC